GAACGACATCTCTTCCCAGAAATGTTGCGAACAATTGAAGAAGTTGAACCAACTTGGGTTGTGGGCGAAAACGTTCTCGGAATTGTTAATTGGGGAGGGGGATTGGTATTCGAAGAGGTGCAAATTGACTTGGAAAATAAGGGGTACGAAGTACAAGCGTATATACTTCCAGCTTGTGGCAAAAACGCACCTCATAAAAGAGAACGAACTTGGTTTATTGCCCACTCCAAATTGCACAAGAATAAACATTCCAACAATGGAGGAAGTAAACAAGAGGAAGGAAATTTATGGGGGAAAAACAAGAGGGATGTATCTAACACATACAATAGCAATGGGATTGTTACCAACCCCAACTCTCCAAGAGTACACGAACAGTACATTACCTCCAAGTCAAATAAAAAGAACAAATTTAGCAGGTCTTCTTTTGAGAGAAGGGATTTTAGCAGGTTCCCATCTAAACCCCCAATTTGTGGAGGAGATGATGGGATTTCCAGAGAGGTGGACGGAATTACCTTTTCTAAGTGGAGAAACGAATCATTAAAAGCATATGGTAATGCTATTGTTCCACAAGTTGCTTATGAGATATTTAAGGCAATTAATGAATTTGAATTACTGGTAAATAAGTAGTATTTTTGTACAAAGGATGTAGGATATCCTAACTAAAACTTATTGGCTCAAAGCTGAACCCCTAATCCTACTAGGGGGAATGCCGAGAGCCTTTTTTATTTTATGGCAAAAGACCCAGCAGTATTATTTTACACAAGCGATTTTCTTAGTGGCACTTTCACAATGGATAATGAACAGGTTGGCAAATACATTAGACTTTTGTGCTTACAACATCAAAAAGGTAAATTAAGTGAAAAGGATATGCTAAGCATATGTAAAGCATATGATAATGAGATTTGGGATAAATTCAAAATTAAAGATGGGTTATACTACAACGATAGAATGTATAATGAAACCATTAGAAGGCAAAAATTTAGTGAAAGTAGAAGAAACAATGCTAAATCACTTAAAAAAGAAAGCACTAGCGAAGCATATGCTGAGCATATGGAAACTGAAACTGAAAATAGAACTATAACTATAAATGAAAATATAAATATAGATTTTGAATGGTTTTGGAATGATTATGATAAAAAGGTAGGGGATAAGCAAAAGTTAAAAAAGAAGTGGAATAAATTAACAGATGAGGAAAGGCAAAATGCGATGAATTATCTTGATCTTTACAAGCAATCAGTACCAGACAAACAATTCCGTAAAAACCCTGAAACATTTTTAAACAACAAATCTTGGAACGATGAAATCATTAACCGAAGTATTACCACAAGCCACAAACTCACTTACTCTGAACAACAAGCCACAAATTTATGGAATCTCTAAACTTGAGCCAGATGAATTAAAGGTTGTATTTGCTTTAGATACAATGAGCGTTGGTCGATGTTCTCCAATTGAGGTTAAGGAACACCTTAAGACCTGTATTGCATTAAGCGGATGCCAAACCCCTACAATAGAGTTGTTTCAATTCTTATGCGAATTTGTTATAAAGAATTACGGAAATTACAAACTAAAAGAACTTGGAGTAGCTTTTGAACTATACGCAATGGGTAAGTTATCAGTTGATAAAGCGATTATGTTTACACCTAAATTCTTTGGCGATGTGATGGCAGCTTATAAGCCAATAGCTTTACAAGTAAGACAAAAGACCTACATAGAACCACAACCAGTAGAGATACCTAAAATAAATGATGATGAAGTGATTGAGGCATTGTATCAAAATTGGGAGAAGTCGGTTAACAAGGACTGGAAACTACTTAACACAATGGCTTTTGACATCCTATGGAAGCGTAAAGAATTAAACACAACTAATCTATCTAAGGAAATAGCTGAAAGGATAAAAGCTAAGGTTGTAGCTTACTACAAGGTTAATGCTAAAACGGATAAAGAATTAGAACGATTAACAGATGAAACTTTAATAAGAAATGAATGCAAAAGATATACTTTGTACCTATATTTACAAAACCAATTATAACATGAAAAATTTAACATTTATTTATGAATTGCTAAAGTTTATACTAATTAGCGTTCCTTTAGCGTGTTGCGTTTATTTAACGGCAGTTTTAATATCTAAAATTAAATATCTATGCTTAAAATATTTATAATCGTAATGCTTTGGGAACTATTTAAATTTCTATTTTATAAACTAATTAACAGATGACAGGCATAGACAACAACATTGAGGTAAGATTGATTTACATAGATACAAAAGAGGAGATATTATTTAGATCAATAGCAAAGGCAATAAGAGTATTAGGAACGGATTACAAGGCAATAATGACTGCAATGAATCCAATAAATAAGAAACGATACAAGCATAATGATAGATTATGTGTTGTTAGATTGAAAAAGTAACCCTAATTTTGTAAAATGCCATTGATACCTTTACCCAAGTTGTTAGAAAAGACCCAAAAGGTAGTTAATGCGTACATACGGAAAAGAGATGAAGGGTTACCTTGTATTAGTTGCGGAAGCTACAATGGGAATCAAGCAGGACACTACTTTACTGTTAAAGGATATTCGGCTTTAAGGTTTAACGAATGGAACATCCATTTACAATGGGCTGGATGCAATATGTATAAGCACGGCAACCAAGCAATGTACCGAATTGGCTTAGTAGAAAGGATAGGTGAAAAAGCGGTGAAGGAGTTGGAGTTTGAGGCGGTTAACAACAAAGTAAAGAAATGGCAAAGAACTGAATTAATAGAACTAATTGATAGATACAAGTAACATATACGCAACGTGCAAAGAGGAGATTATAGCAGGTTATTCTTGCTATTCTTTTGTGATTGACGGATGTACCCACTATGTATTTGGGGAAACACAAGAAATAGCATTTGATTATTTAGCAGACTTAATAAATAACTATGGCGAAAGTAAGTAACGGGAACAAAGTATCCTTTGGGCGAAGGAAAACAGGCAAGTACAAAAAGACATCTGGTCCAAAGGACAAGCCAGTTAAACCATATCAAAGACAAGGGCGATGAAAAATACTTTAAGCAAAAGACTTTACACCTGTAAGTGCAAGTCAATAGTAGAAGGATATGCTTGGGAGAACGAACTAAAAGAGATTAAATTTAAGTGCAATAAGTGTGGCAACTTGGTAGGTTATGAGCAGATAAAAAAGAAAGTAATTGTGCAAATGCCTTCAATACGAACACCAACAAAAAACAGATAATGAACATAAACGAAATTAAACCAAACCCAAACAATCCAAGAAAGATTGATGCAAATGACTTTGCTAAGTTGGTTAATTCTATAAAAGAAGACCCAAAGTTACTTGAGGCAAAGCCTTTAATTATAGATGAAAACAATGTAATCTTAGGAGGCAACCAAAGGTATCGTGCTTGTTTAGAATTAGGGATGCAAGATGTACCTGTGATTAAAATGGCTAATTTAACAGATAAAGAGAAGAAGAAATTACTTATAATTGATAACACCCATTATGGTATGTGGGATATGGATATGTTAGCAAACGATGATTGGTCAGTTAGTGATTTAAGTATTTGGGGAGTCAATGTTGACTTTCTTATTCCAACTAATGAAGAACCAAAAGCAATTGACAATACTAAGAAAGGAACTATTTGCCCTAATTGTGGCTTATCTTTGTAAAATAGTGAAAAAATAGTGAGATTATGGCGAACCTACAAAATTTGACCCCATTTAAGAAAGGAGAAGTTGCAAACCCAACTGGAAGACCTAAAGGAGTTCAGAATAGTAAAACAAGATTATTAAGGTTGCTTGAGTTGGTACAAAAGAAAAAGAACCCAATTACAGGAGAAGAAGAAGATTTTACTGTGCTTGAGTTAATGGATATGCAAATGATTTCAAAGGCATTAAGAGGCGACCAAAAAGCCTATGAAGCAGTAGTTGATAGATTAGAAGGCAAACCTAAACAAACAACCGACATAACCGCTGACATTAAGGGTAATGTGCAAATCACAATAGAACCAGATGCAGATTGTCAACCAATTAAAGATTAAGGCAACTCCAGTATTTTATGCTAATAAAAAGGCATTCGAGGAAGGTTACCCTGTAATATGTAACGAAGGTGGGTCAAGGTCAAGCAAAAGTTATTCAGTAGTTCAGTTGCTAATACACATAGCAATAAACAATCCTAACACAAGGATTTCAATGGTATCTCATTCCCTACCACATATAAAGCGAGGAGTTTACAGGGATTTTAAAAATATACTTGAGCAATGGAACATCTGGGATGAAAAGGATTTCCGCTATACTGATTTCATTTATACCTTTAAGAACGGATCATACATTGAGTTATTTGGATTAGAAGACCCAGATAAAGCAAAAGGACCAGCAAGAGATATACTATTTGTAAACGAGGCAAACCTAATTAGTAAGGCTTTGTTTGACCAGCTATTGATAAGAACAACTGGACAAACATTCTTAGACTGGAATCCAGCTGACTTTATTTCTTGGGTGTATGAAGTAGCTGACAACCCAAAGAACAAGCGCATTCATTCTACCTACCTTAACAATATATCAAACCTTAGTGAAAGTCAAGTAAGAAACATCGAGCAGTACAAAGACTTGCCGGATGACTTTATGTGGAAGGTTTACGGAATGGGAGAACGAGGCAAAGCAAAAGAGATTATATATACTCAATGGAAACAATACGATGAAATAGAAAACGGAGATGTGTTCTATGGATTAGATTTTGGCTATGTGCATCCAGCTGCATTGGTTAAGGTTACTCACTATGAAGGACAAAACTACTTTGAGGAGATAGTATATCAAAGTGGACTTACTCTTAGTGATCTATCAAGAATCATTAAAGAAAAGTTACCCGAAAGAGCAACTATCTATGCGGATGCAGCCGAACCTAAATCAATTGAGGAACTTTACCGACAAGGCTTTAACATTAAACCAGCCGTTAAGGATGTATGGGCAGGAATAGTAAAGATGAAGTCTTACCCAATAAACTTACATTACAGTAGTAAAAATCTAAGAAGGGAGTTTATGTCTTACAAATGGAAAAAGGATAAAAATGATAATGTAATCGAAGAACCTGTAAAGGCAAACGATGACTTGATGGATGCTTGTAGATATGCCGTGTTTACGCACTTAACTAAGATGAAATTTGAAGTGTCGGTATTTTAGGATAAATTATATTAACTTTGTTAAAATACATAAATAATGGGATTATTTGACTTCTTTAAGAAAAGACAGAAGATTAACACGATTTTACCTAATAATTTTCCTTTAGCTTCTCAGGTTGCAATTCAACAAGGAATAGTAACGTGGCAAGGTGGTAACGCTAAATCGTTTGTTGATGATGGATATGTAGGTAATGACATAGTTTATTCTATTGTTAAATTAATTACTGATAAAGCAAAACTTGCTCCATTCCACGTTTATAAGGTGGTAGATGAAAGAGCAGCAAAGCAATACAAAGCAATGATGGCTCAACCAGATAAGATTGAATCATTTAGAACTTTAGAGCAACTGCATAAAAAAGCCTACGAATTATACACAGGAGATACAAGACTAAACGAACTTTTAACTTATCCTAATGGAGAAGATACATTCGGAGATTTAGTTGAGCAATGGTGTGGATTTAAACTAATTACAGGTAATTCTTTTATCTATGGAAAACTTATTGAAGGAGGAGCAAACAACGGAAAGCCTTATGAATTATTCGCTCTGCCTTCCCAGTATATGGCGGTCATTGCCAACATTAACGTATTTCCACCAACAAGAGTGGGATACCAATTGTACTATGGTTCTATGTGGTCATTCGACCCTAAAGAAATATTACACGACAAGTACTTTAATCCACAATGGAACGTTACAGGAAATCAATTATATGGTCAATCACCTTTAATGGCTGCTGCTCGTAACTTAACGAGATCAAACGAAGCTAAGACTGCTGCCGTTGCATCATTCCAAAATGGTGGACCAGCAGGTGTTCTATTTATGAACGATGATAGGTTTGACCCAATTAGCGGTCAACAACAAGCACAAGCACTTAAAAAAGCAGTAAGCGAGAAAGGTGGTTCACTTAACTTTAATTCTATTGCGGTTAGTGGTTACAAGGTTGACTGGAAACAAATCGGATTAAGTCCTGTTGAATTAAATATCATTGAGAGTGAAAAGTGGGATATGAAAGCACTTTGTAATATTTACGGAGTACCTTCTCAATTGCTTAACGATGCCGACAATAAGACATACAACAACCAAATTGAAGGAGAGAAGGCATTGACTTTACGTTGCGCCATTCCTTTATTAGTTGGTATTAGAGATAACTTAAATAGAAAGCTAAGAAGTGATTGGGGTTATGCTGGACAAAATATCTATATTGACTTTGACCCTACTGTTTATGCTGAACTTGAATCAAACAAAGCAGATCAAGTTAAATGGTTAAACGAGGCTTGGTGGATTGCACCTAAGCAAAAGATGGATATTATGGGCTTAGAGATTCCTCCTTACATTGACCAAATAGAAATGGAGAAATTATACATCCCATCAAGTTTGCAAAGTCCAGATGAGTTTCAACCTTTAACGCTACCTGAATAATGATTTGGAGCGACTATAAAAAGTTGTATGCAAACGCATTAAAAACCTACTCACCAAAGTTCAAGAAAGAACTACAAAGGCAAGTAGATACTTATTGCGATACCCAAGATTTAAACGCAATAAGCGACAAGAAAATAAAAAAGACCATCCAAAACCTACATATAGCAATGGGGGTTAAGATGGCACAAATTACCGAGAAGAACGTATCTAAGTCGGTAAAGGGTTATTTCGGACCAGAGGAGTTTAAGAGTAAGCAAACTGATTTATTTACTTATGTTATGTTGGCTTACCTTGAAAGAAAAGGCTTAGATCAAATTAGTGCAGAGATAACTCAAACCACTAAAAACCAAATTCAACAATACTTGTTAAAGTCAGTTGAGGAAGGTTTAACGCTACAAGAAACTATCAAGCTATTAAGAACTGCTGGGATAACGGATTACAGAGCGGAGATGATAGCAAGAACGGAAACAGGAAGGGCGGCAAACATAGGCTCAATGGTTGGAACGGCATCAACAGGACTTGTAACTATGAAGGAATGGATAGCAGCAAGAGATAACCGAACAAGGCGAGTGCCACGAGATATGTTTGACCATTATCATATGGATGGAATAAAAGTAGCTTTTGATGAGAAATTTAATGTTAAGACTAAGAACGGAGGCTTTGAATCTATGTTACATCCTTGCGACCCAAGTGGAAGTGCTGGTGATGTTATCAACTGCCGTTGCACGTTAGGATATGAAGCCGTGCGAGGAGAAGATGGTAAACCTAAGAAATTAACTAATAACCCACCAATGGGAGATATGGGGTTGATTTGGGGTCTATTAACCAACGTTGCATTACAGGAAGTTTCAAATTTAATTAGAGAAGCACTTGCGGATTAAAAAAAATTAATAACTTTGTTATATGAGTAAGATTGAAAACAAAAGCTACGATGAAATGATTTTGGACATAACTCCAGAAACAAGAACAGTAAAAGCGTGTTGGTCAAGAATTGGTAATGTGGATTTGGATAACGATATTATCGTTGCAGATGCATTTACTAAAACTATTAGTGAAAGAGGACCAATGGGTAAAAATCTTGTTTGGTCTTTGATTGACCACAAAGCAGATATGTATCATACAATTGGAAAGCCTAAAGAACTTTACATTGAAGGCGATATGCTTATTGCGGTTACTGACTTAATAGAAACTGAATGTGGCGAAGATGCCATTAAGTTATATGAAGCTGGTTTAATCAATCAACACTCAATAGGATTTAGTACAATTAAATCACAGGTAGATCAAAAGAATGGTGTGCGTACAATTACCGAATTGAAACTTTATGAAGGTTCGGCGGTTTTGTGGGCAGCTAATCCAGAGACACCAACAATGGATTTCAAAGGAGAAGTAATTAGCAATAAAGAAACTCTATCTTTGCGATTAGAAAACTTGATTAAGGCATTTAGAGGTGGAAGTTTCACAGACGATACCTTTGCTTTAATGGAGATTCAAATAAAACAAATACAAGCTGCATTGCTTGAACTTGAAGTGGTAAAAGAATTCACTCAACCCGAGATATCAGTTGAGCCGACAATAGAGCCTATCGAGGAAAAGAGTGATGAAGAAGTATTGAAGGCAATTAAACAATTTAATAATCTATTTAAAAAGTAAAATGGAAAACGTAATTAACGAAATGGCTGAGAACCTTAAAGGGTTTCAAGCTACAACCGCTGCATCTATCGATGAGGCAAAAGCAGAAATCCGTGTTGTAAAGGATGAAATGCAAAAACAATTTGACGCACAAGCTGCTGTTCAAAAAAAAGCTGCTTCTAAGGAAGTAAAGCATTTAGATGAGTCTATCTTAGAAAAATTAGATGGCAAATTTGATGAAATGGAGAAGTCTTTAAAGAACTCTGGTAAATTCCGTTTGGATTTATCTGATGTAAAGACAATGACTTTAAGTGGTAACTTAACTGGAGATTCAGTAGCATCTTATGCTCCTAATCCAGCTATCCAACCTTCTCAAAGCATTAACTTTAGAGATTTAATCCCAACTGTAAGAAGCGAGACTGGATTGTATGTTTACTATCGTGAAAACTCTGGTTTAACTAACAACATCGCTGCTCAAACTGAAGGTTCTGATAAAGCAGAGAATAACTACTCTTTAACTGAAGTTAAAATTGTAAATGACTACATTGCTGGTTTCTCTACTTTTTCTAAGCAAATGTTGAAGTCTTTACCATTTATGACACAGACTTTACCAAGAATGTTGACAAGAGATTTCTACAAAGCTGAAAACTCTATCTTCTTCTCAACTGTATCTGCTGCTGCAACTGGTTCAACTACAACTGCTGAAACAAACGATTTGTTACAATTAGTAGATTACATCGGTAATCAAAAAGCTGCAAACTTTGTTCCTTCTTATGCTTTAGTATCTCAACAACAAATGGGAAAATTATTGAAAGCTACTATCGCTGCTGGTTATTATGCTGGTGCTGGTAGTGTTATCGTAAACCCTAATGGCGGTATGACAATCTGGGGAGTACCTGTAATTTCTGCATCTTGGGTAACTAATGACAAAGTATTATTATTTGATTCAAGCTACTTAGAGAGAGTTGAAGTAGAAGGTTTAGCTATCGAATTCTCTTATGAGAATGGCGAGAACTTCCAAAAGAACTTGGTAACTGCTCGTATCGAGTGTTACGAAGACATCAACTTAATGTTGACTACATCTGCAATCTATGCTTCAATTAACGCATAATTGATTTAAGGTTCAGTAAATAATTAACCCCTTACATTTGTAGGGGGTTTTTTATTGCAATAAATTAACTAAATTTGTAAAAAGAAGTTATATGTCTTATTCCAATTATATTAACGATTTTACACTAACCGACATAGGTACAGTTGTTGAACCTGTTACTTTAGCAGAGGCTAAATTGTATTGCAGAGTAACTACAAGCGTTGATGATACACAAATTTCATTAATGATTAAACAAGCAAGGGAAGCAATAGAAGTGGCAACAGGATTGAGTTTAATACCAAAGACTGCCGTTGTTTGGTTTACTAATTGGGATGGCAACTTTAACCTTCCTTTTGGTCCAGTTAATAGTTTTACATCTTTATTAGATGAGAACGGAGATACTATTGTTGCTGCTGATTACTTTTTAGTTGGTGGTAAATTCCCACAATTACAAAGACCTCGATTTGCAAACTTAAAGGCTACTTATGTGGTAGGCTATGCAACCATTCCAAATGATTTAAAGATTGCTATTTTAGACCAAGTTAGCTATGACTACGAGAATAGAGGATTAG